TATTACGATGGAAATGGTTGGATTCTTTACGCGAGTTTTTCAAGTGATAACACTTATGATGCAACAACTTATCCTGCTCTTGTTGGTAATAGACTCTTATACACAGACATAACAAGCAGTAACGGGTTTGCTTGGAATACGGCACCCTCAAACTATGACGACGGTGTGACAGCTAATATGGGTGGATATTCAAGAATTTCGGGCAGATTTGCATATTTTAATGGTAGTGCTAATACTGCGGGTTTAACAATTTCAAGTTGGCAAGGACCAAGCACTGCTAGCCATATTCGCACAGTCTGGGGTAATGGACATTCGGGCTTATCTTCAGGCACTTATCTCTTTATTAACAACACGCAAGAGGTATACGACACTTCTTACTATAACACTACTCCTAGAACGGATGATTATGCATTTGACCCTTCGGGAACAACGCCGGTCTGGGAGCTGAGAGAGGCTACCGGCATCGCAGGCATAGAATCTATTTGGTTCAAGTTTTAAGGAGCAATAATGGCAATTAATTTTACAGACAGTCCTGCAAACGGAGAAACTCAAGTAGTTGGCGGCAGAACTTATACTTATAACAGTACAAAAAATAAGTGGGATACTACTGCTACAGAAGTAACAGGGCCAACTGCTACTGTCTATGCAACTGTAGATGATCTTCCTACTTCTGGAAATATTACAGGCGCACAGGCATATGTAAGCGGAAACAATCGCTTGTACATTTGGAATGGTACAGGATGGTATAATATTGCTCTAATTAATACTGCTCCAACGATTAGTGGTGTAAATGATGCGTATCAACTTGCAACTGACGGATCGTCTACATCAGTAGTAATTACTGCTACAGATCCAGAAGGGCTTCCTCTTACGTACAGCATTGTTTCTGATACTTCTGGAGATATTGCAACCGTAACTCAAGGAGTCGGAGGAAACACAGATATATTTACAATTACTCCAAGTACAGATAGTGCAAATGCGGGTACATTCTCACTGACTTTCCGAGCTTCAGATGGTGTAAATTTTGCAACTGCAGTTTCTGAGTTTACTTTACAGTTCATTATAGAAAATAGTAACTATACAAGTCTTTTGCTCACTACAGATGGGAGCACTGGAGGAAATACTACTTTTACAGATTCTTCCAGTAATTCTCATACTATAACTCCTGCAGGTACACCGAGACAGAGCACTTTTAGCCCTTATCGTTCTGGCGGGTATAGTGCTTATTTTGATGGTACCGGGGACTATTTAACACTTCCAGATGACTCTTCGTTAGAGTTTGGTAGCGGAGATTTTACAATCGAATTATGGTATTATGGTGCAGACTTAGATCAATATGCAACCTTAACATCTAGAGGAGCTACAAGTTTTAATACGGGTTCATGGTCGCTAATGATGAATCATACCAATACAGGAGATCTTGCCTTTTACTGCCGTGAAGTTAATGCAAGTGCCCCGTCTCTGCACGCTAGCTCTGTTAATGTAACAAACAATACTTGGCATCATATTGCTGTTGTTAGAAATGGAACAAATTTAACACTATATGTTGACGGTACTTCTAGTGCAACTACAACTACTTCTGCTACTTTAGCAGATGTTGCAGCAAGTATACATATTGGCTACGATCAATATTACACGAGAGCGTTGAGAGGATATATTGCTGATTATCGAATTGTGAAAGGTACGGCAGTCTACACAGCAAACTTTACTCCTCCAACAGAACGACTTACGGCAGTTTCTGGTACTAGTGTACTTACGTGTCATCTGCCCTACTTTGCTGATGGCTCTACAAACAATCATACAATCACACCAAACGGAAACGTAGCAACTATACCTTTTGGCCCGTATGACTATGAAAATGAGTACACAGCAGGAACTCATGGAGGTTCTGCGTATTTTTACGGAACCTCAGACTGGCTTAGCCTCCCAACTGCCGCAGGAAACTTAGGAACAGGCGATTTTACTGTTGAACTCTGGGTGTATCATGATGATACTACACTGGGTAATCAAACTTATATTGATACTCGTCAAACAAGTGGTACAAATGGATGGATTCTTTATGTGCTTGGGGGACAAGAGTATATAAGATTTTATGCGAACGGAGGTATTGTTCTTAGTCCTACTTCTGCAGTTGTTCGTAAAAATGCTTGGAATCATATAGCTCTTAGTAGATCGTCTGGCACTCTTCGACTTTTTGTAAACGGCGTACAACATGGTGCGCAAACAGGTAATACATCTGATTATGCAGCACATAACTTTAATATCGGCGCAAAAACTTATACCGCAAGCAGTGCTATTCCTACCAAGGGAGATATAGCTGATGTTCGTATTTCAACAAATGCACGATACACAGCAAATTTTACTCCGCCAACAACAGCATTTACTAACGACTCAAATACTCAGCTTCTTGTAAGTATGCAAGACACTGCTATTATTGATAAATCTCAAACAACTACAAGAGCAATACTTGTTGGAAATACTACAGCGTCTACAACGCAGTACAAATACTTAACGTCTTCGATTTATTTTGATGGGGCAGATGACGGTATACGTATTCCTATGGCGAGTGGGGTAGGGGCTACTGCAAGACTTCCTGGGTCTTTTGAAGCAAATGAAGACTTTACAATTGAAATGTGGCATTATTTAACAGCACGTACGGAGCTGTACCCTTGTCTGTTTTCGAATTATGGTACTACTGCGTCCTCTACACTAGCACTTTATGCAGGCCATAATAGTTACGACACTGATCAGTATCAAGTTAGGGTCGATAGTACTGGTAACGCAATTAATGCAGGTACAATTAACTATAATCAATGGGTGCACGTAGCTTTAGTTCGCTCATCAGGAACTATAACACTTTATATTGATGGAACGAGTGTAGGAACAACTTCAAGCAGTGCAGCTTTACTTGGCAATGGTAATTGGATGGGTATTGGTTTCTCTCAATCTTCTTCAACTACTACAAGTATTCAGGGGTATTTATCTGATGTAAGAATCACAAGAGGTCTCGCAAGATACACAGCAAACTTCACTCCACCAACAGCAGCATTAGAGGCGTAATAAAAAAGGGGCTTATTGCCCCTTTTTTAGTTCTTCTTGAAGAGATACTCCAAAACCTTTTATAGCCATCTCCAGCCTTTGTACTTTTAAATACTCTAACTTGAGTTGTTCTTGAAGGTCTTTCATCTGGCTTAAATAACCAATTGCAGTTTCTGAAAAGTTTTCTGGATTAATTTCTGAATCCATTTCTTCTTCTGGATCTTTGGGGGGTCTTTCGTTCTCCCATTGATCCAGATCATCTACTAAAGGTACTTCTACGCCATCATTCCCCGTCATTGCTCTTTTCCTCAGGTTCTGGGTGGTTTAGTTCTTCTTTCAAAACATTTACAAAACCCACACGAGCTACTTCGCTTCTTTCAATCTTTGCTTGAAGTTTTGCAGTAGTACGTGTACAGTGTCGTATTTGTCCAATTAAATGACGTGCACGATCTGACATTTCATCAATATCGTAAACAGTATCATCTATTTGTATAGTGTTTTCTTCACTCATTTGAATACATCCTGCCAATTTCCTGTCGTACTAGCTCTTGCATACTCTGTAGCACGATTCTCAAAAAAGTTGGTATGCTCAACCGCGTTTAACATATAGTCTAGCCAAGGAAGTGGGTTTTCCTCGCTATGGAAGATCTTTTTCATACCTAGACCAAGAAGTCTTCGATCAGCAATGTATCGAATATATTCTTTGATCTCTTGAGGAGTAAGATCAGGTACGTCTGCATCTTCAAAACAAAGATCAATAAAAGCATCTTCTAGCTCTACTGTGCGCTCTGCCGCACAATAAATTTCATACTTCAACTCATCATTCCACAACTCTGGGTTTTCCGCAATGAAAGTACGGAACAATTGTGACATGCCCTCTACGTGTAGAGTTTCATCACGAATCGACCATGTAACAATTTGCCCCATTCCCTTCATTAAGTTGTGTCTTGGAAAGTTAAGTAGAATCGCAAAGCTACTAAACAACTGTACGCCTTCTGTGAAGCCGCTGTAGATTGCCATAGTCTTTGCAATATTCATTTTTGTGTCCATGCCAAAGTTTGATAGATGCTCATGCTTATCCATCATTGCTTTGTGTTCCATGAACTTTTGATACTCATCATCGCCGAAACCAAGTGTCTCGAGTAGTAATGAGTACGCTTCTTGGTGTACCGCCTCCATTGCAGCAAAAGCAGAAAGCATCATTCGTACTTCGGGCTGCTTAAATGTTGGTAGATAGTGCTTTGCGTATCCACAACATACGTCTACGTCCGCCTGGGTAAAGAACCGAAAGATCTGATTAATCAGTTTACGGTTGCCAGAAGTGAGTTTATCTCTATAGTCACGCAAGTCATCTGCAAGGTTGACTTCATCAGGCAACCAGTGCATATGCTGTTGTGTTTTATAGTGCTCAAATGCCCAAGGATAATTAAAGGGCTTGTAATATTCTCGTTCAGTGAGAAGATTCATTAAATGTACTCCATGACTTCCTCGAAGTCGCTGTATCCTCCAACCCATTCACCATTCACCAGAATCTGAGGAACGGTTTTAGCACCGGGGAATAATCTACTAAATTCAATCATTGCGTTGTTGGCATCAACATAGGTATAGTCGAGGCACAACTCTTCAGCAAGGTCTACCGCTTTTTCGCAAAAGCCACAACCGTCTGATCCATATATTTCTACTTGCATTTTATTTATCCCTCGCAAGCTAGACAAGCACCTTCATCCATAGAATCGAAGATACGTTGACGTAGCGCCTCATCGGATACTTTCTCAGCTCGCTTATACGCTTCGCTTCGTAAGTAGTACAATGTTTTAACTTTCTGCTTCCACGCTTGCATATGGATAGCGTGAAGCTCCTGTTTTGACACGTCTGAAGGGAAGAAGACATTTAGCGACTGACTCTGGCAAATATGCTTTTGTCGATCCGCTGCCATATCAATTACCCATCGCTGATCAATCTCTACAGCAGTCTTGAATACGTCTTTAGTCCAATCGTCTAAAAACTCAAGATGTTGTACTGACCCACCATTTGTAACAATACTCTTCCACACTTCGGGAGTGTCCATTCCTAAATCTCGGAGTATATCTTCGAGATATTCGTTCTTTTGTAGAGAGGTACCACTTTTAGTTTTCTGTGTATATGCGTTAGCACGGTAAGGCTCGATACTAGGGCTAGTGTTACCACAGATAATGCTAGATGAAGCATTTGGAGCAACAGCCAACAAGTGACAATTACGCATACCCGTGCCTTGTGCGTCAGGCGCTTCTCCCCGCTCCAGCGCAAGATCTCTGCTTGCAGTTTCCGCAGCAGATTTAATGTGCCAGAACATAGCCATGTTACGTCCTTTCGCCATTGCCGATTCAAACGGAATGTTGTGCCGTTGTAAATAGGCATGAAACCCCATCGCCCCCAAGCCAATGCTTCTCTCCCTCTCTGCGCTATATCGCGCTCTTTCAAGTTCATTTGGAGCATGAGCAATGAAGTGTGAGATCACATTATCCAACATTCGTACTAGATCAGGAATGAAGTTAGGATCATTACTCCAAGAATCATACTCTTCCAAGTTTACACTTGACAAACAACATACAGCAGTACGCTCTTCATTTGTCGGTAGTGTGATTTCACTACATAGATTTGACTGGTGTACTTCTAAACCTAAGTCTTTTTGACAGTCAGGTAATGCTTCTTGCACTGTGTCGCCAAACATAATGTAAGGCTCACCAGTTTCAACACGATTCTGAATCAACTTTACCCAAAGAGTCTTAGCCGATACAGTTTTTATAACATGGTTGCTATGAGGATCAATAAGATCCCAACTATCATCAAATCCTTCGTGCTTAGTGGCACCTTCAATTAGTGCCATAAAACTATCAGGTATAACGACACCGTGATGAAGATTAGTAGACTTACGATTAATATCACCGCCTGTGGGCTTTCTAACGTCTAAAAATTCCTCAATTTCGGGATGGTTCATTGGCAAATATGCCGCATAGCTTCCTCGACGAGTAACACCTTGAGAAAAGGCAAGCATTTCTGCGTCAACTACTTTCATGAAAGGAATTACGCCAGTTGACTCTGATCCATTAGAGGTTTTAGAACCAACTGAACGTATATCTCCCCAGTAGCCACCGACCCCGCCGCCAACAGAAGAAAGAAAAGCATTCTCCGTGTAGTGATCCGTAATTCCTCGTCTACTATCATCCACATAATTAAGAAAGCAACTAATAGGAAGGCCACGCTTAGTACCCCCATTGCTAAGAATTGGGGTGCTGAACATAAACCATAATTTGCTAGCATAGTCATACAAACGCTGTGCATGGGCCTCATCATCCGCAAAGGCTTCAGCTGCTCGAGCAAACGCCTGCTGTGGAGAACCTTCTCCATTTACTAAATATCTATCTTGCAGTGTTTTAATACTAAATTGTGAGAGATAACGATCTCTCCGAAAATCAATTTCAACGTTCATACAGTTTATTCTCTATATCTGGGATATTCTTCATACCGATTGCATCTTCGCAGTATGTAAGAATGTCCATTAACTCATAATTCCAAAGTAACTGTTCGCCATTCTCATTTAGACTTTGAATGTACTTATAATTACTCTGAATCGGAAGTTGGTTATAAATATCTAAAGCATCGCCGTATGTTTTAATTAACGTTTCTGCTCTTTTTGGTCCAATACCAGGAATGCCTGGAACATTATCCCCTTTATCACCTACTAGACACTTGAGAGAAATATACTCTGCTGGTGTAACATTGTAGTGAGTGCTCCAATTTTCTAATGTTACTTCTTTTCGTGTCACATAAGAAAACCTACTAACACCTTCTTGAATAAGTAGGTCCCAGTCTCTATCACTGGATATGAGCCAAATGTTTCCTAGCTCAAATCTATCTTTATGCTTTACTAAGTATCCTGCGATGTCATCAGCTTCTACGCCTTGATATCGAAGCACTAAGTAATCTTCTGCGAGTACACCTAAAGATGCCTCATATTCTGCAAAAAATTCCTCGAACGCAATACGTTCTTCTTCAGATTGATCTGCAAATTTATCTTTTCGATTTTGCTTATACTCTGGATAGATTACCTTTCTATAAGCTGAAGAGCCCCAGTCTGCTGTAACTATAATAGACTTGCACTGATAAGAGTCTGCTAAACTTTCTACTGTCTTTTGAAAATCATATCGAAAGTCTGTACGACCTTGATGCTTCCATCGAAAAGCTAAGTTTAGAGAGTCTACTACAAGTGTTGAGGGCTCATCTGAGATTTTATCTGTAAAATTAAAGGCCATCGACAAACTCCATTTGTTCTGTCTCTAACCACTCTTCTGCTACCATCACGTAACACTCTAACCACTTGATATACAGAAAGTGATCGCTATTTTCTGGAAGAATGTGAGTAACAACAAATACTACTGACCGATTGTATTTAAAAAACAGTAAAGGCTCCTGGTCACCGCCTTTTGCTTGTTGCTCTAACTTCTTCCACCATTTGATTAAATTATTTGTTCTAGGTGCTGTGAATATCTTATCTGAGAGAGGAGACTTCTCGTAGTTCTTTACCTCTATGCAAAAACGATTTTTAGCGTGCGGAACATACAAATCACCTTTTAGGTATTCAAGAGCACCCGAAGACGGCACTCTTTCAAACTGTAGTCCTGTGGCTTGACGCAACATATCTCTTACAAGATATTCACCCCTAGCGCCTTTCGCCCTACTATCAACCATCCAACTCACTGCCCATTAAGATTTCACCAAGCATTTCGTACTTCTCATGATACTCAGCAGCCTTTGCAAGCTCTTCTTCAATTGCTGCCATTATATCAGGATGTTCTCCGATACCCACAGGATTCTGCAGGTAAACCAACACATTCGCTTTGTGATACTTCACCTTCCCTGCTAGATAGCTCATCATGTTGTCTGCTATCATCTTTTTCATTTTGCTTCTCCTTGGTCATTTCCCAAATTAATCTTCGACGATTACTCATCATCCGTCTTGCGTGCCCCATTAGTGCTCCAGTTTGCTCATATTGCCTGATTTTACAACTTCAACTTTGTCGAGTAGAGGATGTGTCCATCCATGACTTACAACGTAAGTATTTAACTCTTCTTGAAGTAAAACCTCGACGAGTTTTTCTCGCCCCGTGTCGTCTAGAACATTAATAACTTCATCTAAGAAAAGTATGTTGATTCTAGACTTTGATATGCTGCTCATCAACTTGCGTATAGCAATCAGAGTAGCTGTGTTCACCCTTGCCAGCTCTCCACTAGAGAGAGCAAGAATATCCACAATGTTACCATTATCAGTGATTTGAACATTAAGTTTGTCATTTGATACTACGAACTCCAGTGTAAATCGACCATCGGATAGTTCTGCTAAATAGTAGTTTGTGAGCTCTTCCAACTCTTTTACAAGATTCTCTATCTTATACGCCAACAAACCGTTGGTACTGAAAGCCTTTTTTAGTACTTCCAAGTGCCCTGTCGTTGCAGCCTCAAGATCGAGAAGCTCATTTAACTCAAACAACTCTTGGGTAAATTCGTCAGTTTGCTCTAATATTACTTGGATTCTTGTGTTTCGTTTAGTGATTGCCTCATTTTCTCGTGTGAGTCGTACAAGTTCATCCTTTGCATTCTGTATTCTCTCCGAAATTCGATCAGCCCTACTTCTAAGCTCCGCAGGATCCACTGGAGATGTTGGTAGACTACTGTCAATGCTTCTAAACAACTCTTGCCAATCTTTTTCAGTTTTGCGAGCACGTTCGTACTCTGCATTGTTTCGTTTAATTTCTGATATTCTTCTATCAATTTCATCTTGTTTTTCTCTTGCTTCTGCAATCTTTTTTGCCTCTGCATCTATAAGCGACTGTTTAAAAGAACTGTCTACAGACTGTTCACAAGTGGGGCAGTGGTCCCCAAGTTTGCTCATTTTGTGTAAAATATTTTTTGACCCCGTTACGACCCCGTTTAAAGTTCCTAATTCGCTTTGAAACTCATCATAGGACTCTAATGCTGATATTTTACAGGCTTGAGCTTCCTCAATATTTATCTCAGAAAGTAAATCTTTATAAGTATTATTCTGAGAAATTTTTCTATTTTTTTCGGAAATATTTTTAATTTCCATCATAAGAGTGGCGAGTTCTTGTTCGTCCTCTGATGTGTCAATAGAAATTTCAGACGTGGGCAGTATGGATGTATCACTCAATTTGTTACTTGATAACCACTTTTCAATTGTCGCTATTTTACTTTCAATACTATTAAGGTTTAGCGTACTCTTTCTAGCTTCTTCCTTGAATATTTCAAATAGCTTTACATAGTGCTCTAAGTGGAGAAGGTCAATAAGAAACTTTTTGCGATTTGTATCTGTCGCAGTAAGAAACTGTAGACTGCTATTTGTGTTCTGGTATACCAACTGAGAGAAGGTTTTAAAGTCGATGCCAATAATATCTTGGAGAGTCTTGTATGTATTGGTCGCTGTATGAGAACTAATATCTTCTCCATCCTCCAAAAGACGAAGCTTAATATTAGACTTCCGATCAATAATGACATCATAGCTTTTCTCATCTTTTGTAAACTCAAGATGTATGTGATAACCTGAGTTTACGTATCTGTTTGGTATATCCGCCTTTTTAATTCCTTTTGAGTTCTTGTTGTACAGTGCCTCTTCTATAATTAACGGGATGGAGGACTTCCCCATCCCGTTAGTACCAACAAGCTGTGTCACAGTATTACTACTTAGGTCTAGCTCGTTGTCGGCTCCATAACTAAAACAATTACTCCATTTCAACTTTTGCAGCGTAATCATTAAATATACCTACTATTTGTGGAATCCTTGCCTCTGGTATTTCCAGAATATAGGATAGATACTCTACTAACTCTTCTTGAATGCTCATCTCTTTGTCCATGACAAGAGTGGCTTCAGTGTTGCGTTTTACAACTTTTTTGTCAAGAAGTTCTGTGTTCTTAACGCCTGCAAGCTCTTGAATATCCCCTTCTATCTCATAGATTGTGTGATGGTAGTCTGTAGGTATCATTTCACTTGGATCTGATACTGTTTTACGAATTAGCTGAGGTAGCTGAAACTCGTCCCACATCCACTCCCAGTTGTTTGGGTTTATAAGAAGGTAGCCGGTGCTGACCTCATTTCGGTGAAACGAAGTTGTCATAGGGCTGCCGGGGTATACAATGTTGCGTTGAGTATTGCTATGTGCGTGAAGATCGCCTGCAAAAACTACTGGAAAGTCCTCAAACCTGTCTAAGTCCACCTCTGGCTTGACGTGTGGAGGAATCTCTCCGCGAACATGAGTGAACAAAGGTTTCTTTGGATCAAACAGTTCAATAGAGTTTTTACGATGAAGATCTGCATATGGCAGTACTCCAAACCCGAAGTCATTGTCATAGTATGACATATCAACTACTTTTACAAGAGGGTTGATATCTCGAGTTACTTTTTTAAGTTGCGTGAAGAAAGTTTTGTTTTTCTTTGTAGCTTCGTGATTACCGTCATAGATAAGAGTTGGAATACTCACATTTGAGATAAATGAAAAGTATAGCTCCAACTCTTCCATGTTCGGCAGACGGTCAAATAAGTCGCCTCCAATAACGTGCATATTGCACTGTAGCTCAAGCTCATGTACTTGCTTGAAAAACATATGATAGCGATTTATGGCCCACTCACGAGGTACGTTCTTTTGTCCTAGCTTAATGTGCCAGTCTGCTGTAAATAAAATCATGAATTAAACCTTGTATTTAACACTAAACTTTCTAATTTATCTTTTAAAGTTTCTGTTAAAGTAGGGGTTCTAAATACGTTATTTACAGGAATAACGTATTTATCTATGTAGCCTACCGCACCTTCTACTAAATTAGGAATATGTTTACCTACCTCATCGTCTAGTCTGTCGATATCATGAATTAATTTCATCTCTATTTCGCGAGAAGATCGTCCTACAGCTATTGCGTAGGCGAATTCTTTTAAAGAAGGCTTTATTAGTTGAGGAACACTAAACCCTGGTCTGTAATACCTGGTTGTGCCTTCTCCGCTCATTTTACCTCTTTTGAAATAAGATTTTCCACTTTTTTCTACGACAAGTGTACAGGGCTCTACTAAGTAAAGCCCTTCTATGTCTTCCTCAAAATAAGAATCTTTTAATTCTTTATTTTTATGAGGATCCGCATCTATGTAAGCTCCACTTAATGTGTAAAGCTGTACAAACGGTTTTTTACATCCCCGTGCAAAGCTAGTAGCTTTTTGGCGACGTAAACGATATTCATTATTAGGTAGTTTAAGTCTCTCATATGCATATTTAGGCATACACACCTCTTACGACAAATTAAACTCAGCTTCTAGGCTTTCATCCATATCTTCTGAAGAGACTTCACGAATCTCATCTAAAAGAGCTTTTTGTGCGTCTGGTGTAGGACGAGGCATAACATCATCCATAGACTTCAGATCAGCAATAGCTGCCATCTCGTCTTCGTCGAGAGCACGCTGCTTGCACTTAAGTACTTGTAACTGGTACTCTACATTGTAGGGAAGAGGACCAGTCTTCACTCGCTTGAACTTGACATCCCAGCCCGTCTCAGGATCAGTAGGATCGCCAAGGTCCTCTGCTGCAGTCAAGATAGCTTCAAAGAGCTTTTTCTTGAGGTTGATGATTTTGACTTCACCGCCATCAAGACACTGCATTGCATAGCTCCAGCCACACTTCAGATCGGGGTAGTACTCACGTACCCAATCCTTCTCGAGGTTGTTGAAACGCTCTTCGTTACGATCAAAAGACAGACACTCAAAAGGAATCTGCTTGCCATTCTTGCCTTCCAGCCAGTAAACGTATCGTGCGAGTACATCCCCAACCAAGCGAACTTCGTTGTCTCCGTCACGGTAAGCGTAAGAAGTAATAGACGATTTTTTAGCCCCGCCTGCGGCTTTGTTAAATGATAGTGCCATTAGTGTATATTCTCCTGTTTGACTTCTTCATATATAAAATGAATTTTACCATTCTCTATACGAAGTAGACTGTTATCTTCAAAGTGTTCTAGTTCTACTTCGCATTGAAGTAGATCCAGTGTGGTATTCCCAGTAATTAAATAGTCCGCGTACGGACGCATAGAAGCCAAAGCGATATACTGGGCTATTTCGCGATGGCTGTGCTTGTAAGCATAGTATAATAAAACATCTGGGTGAACAAGGTAGGATTGCCCAGCAAAATGCTTTCCAGCGTATTTATAAATATCATCATACTTATTTTTTGGTATTGATCTTTTTACTAACATTCTAAAGATCACAAAGACAGATAAAGCATTGCCTTCTGCCGCATCGTAGATCTTTTTCCAATCATAGAACAACATATTATACTCTCTTTTGAAACAAAAGTCAAGAAGTATTTTTCTATGCTACAACTGTCTTATAGCGTAGCCTTGTTTCATATAGTAGCCCATTCTGTTTGATGCTTGTCGCTGGGCTGTCTTTCCTTTAAGGTGAATGTCAATAATTACTGGGTCTCTTTTGTTCTCATGCTTGCGTACAACCCTGCCGATGAGCTGGGTAAGTAAAGGTTCATTATTGATAGGGGTAGCAAGAATGAGACAGCTAAGGCTATTGACAGAGATACCTTCGCTAAAAATTGCTTGAGTTCCGTATAAAATGTTCTTTTTTCCATGTAATATCTCACTTATTAGTGTTTCTCTTTCCTCATGCGGTACCTCACCCGTAACACATATGGAATTCTCACCAGTCAGTTCGGCGCAGCTCTTCAAAAAGTGAACTCGATCTGACACCACAAGTACCTTATGGCCTCTTGCGGCGTATGCTGACGCTAACATTGCAACTGAGTGACGATATTCGTCGTTATTTGCTATAGCATTAACTCTTTTAGCCCAGGGTATGTTTGCGCCGTCTGGAAAACGAACCTCTGAGCGGTAAATATCTATACTTGGTGTGAGAAAGTTTTCTTTTGGCGGTTTAAAGATGTTGGGGCTAAAGTAATCCCGAAAAACCACGTGCTTTCCATCTTTGCGCTCGATTGTACCCGACAGCCCTATCTTGTAACGAGCATGGCTGGTATCAATAATCTTAGCAAATGTGGGAGAAGACACGTGGTGCATCTCATCAAGTATTATAGTTCCGAATTCTTTTCGGATTTTCTCGATATTCCGGTACAAAGTCTGAGTATTCCCAATAACAATAGGGCTATCAACGTCAAACTTGCCACTCCCAATAATGCCGGGACTAAATCCATAAACTTTCTCCACTTCCTTGGCCCACTGATTTCGTAGCGGTACTGTGTGAGTTACTACGAGTGTCTTTTGACCGAGTTTCCCTGCGATTGCAAGACCTGTAAAGGTCTTTCCCCAACTTACCCAAGCGTTGATGATACAGTTATCATCCAAATTGTCATAAACATCCTGCTGACTTTGCCGTAGCTCAAACTTAAACTTCGGAAAGTCAGCAGGAATGCTTAGACGCTTTTCGACAATTTCGTATGAGTCTGGTATCAGATCCGTTCGTCCGATTGGTATAGATACCAGATTTTCGCGCACCCGCTGCAGATTCTTAATGATCTGTGGAGGGTC